TTTTTTGTCTCTGAAGTATTTAGGTAGAAATGCTAAAATATTTCTTGACAAAATGGTTAAATCTTGGTATAATATGTTTGTGAAATTGAGAAATCACAGAAAAATTTTAATTTAACATAAGGAAAAAATATGGCTTGGACAGATGAAGCAAAAGCAGAAGTAATCGCAGAATATCAGGATAGAGAACCTACTCCTGAAAATAGTATGGATATCGTTAAGGAATTAGCTGAGGAAACTGGGCAAACTCCTAATGGTGTGCGTATGATTCTTTCAAAAGCAGGAGTTTATGTAAAGAAAGCTCCAGCAGCAAAAGCAGCAAGTGAAGGTGGTGATAAGCCTAAGCGTGTGAGCAAAGCAGAACAAATTGATAAGTTAAATGGTGCCTTAACTGACGCTGGTGTAGAAATTGATACTGATATTATCGAGAAACTTACTGGTAAAGCCGCACTATACTTCTTTGAAGTAGTAGATAAACTTAACAAGGAAGACTAATGGCTACGCGTGGGGTTAAGGTAAAAGCAGGAGAGGACTTAACAGACAGCAGTGTCAAAAGAGTAATCGAATTCTTAGAGGCAGAAAAACCCATAACTAAAAAGGAAGCCTGTAAAATGCTTAACATTAGTTATAATACTACTCGTCTTAACAACATTATGGAAGGCTACAAGGATAGAGTCGCAATGACTAAACGCCTTAAAGCCAAGAAACGAGGAACACCAGTTGCCCCACTAGAGTTAGAAGGCATTGTCCTTGACTACCTAAAAGGCACATCAATAGTAGATTTGGCAAAACGTAATTATCGTTCTACCTTATTTATTAAAGGTATTATCGAAAAATACAATGTACCCCCACGAGCTAAGGCCTCAAGTTACTTTAGACCCGAAATGCTTCCAGAAGAAGTATTAAAAGAAGAATATGAACACGGAGAGATGTGCTGGTCGTCAAGATACAATACTTTAGCTTCCATTGATAAAGAAATACAATGTGATAAGGAACATGGTAAAGTATACCGTATTTGGACATATGGCAAAAACTCTCAGTATGCATGTCAACCTTGGTACGAGTTAGGTAGTCTAACTCACTTGGAAGATGAGGGAATAAACGTAAGACAGGCTGCTAGTCAAATGGACTATGAGTGAATTATACAATAGAGTAATCTATGAAAATGAAGTTAAAGGAGAGCAATATAGGCTAACCGTTTCTGAGTTCAGAGAACAGATGTACTTACATATACGAAAGTATTATCTTAGTTTCGATGAAGGGTACTTACCCACTAAAGAAGGAGCTTGTATACCAATGACTATAGGGTCAGTGGCAGAACTATTTGACGCATTAGTAGATTTATTATCAGAAACAGAAGTAAAGTTTAGTTTCGCTAAGGAACTAAGAAAAGAATTGGAGGAAATTGTACATGACGGACATCTCGACAAAGTTGAGAGGGGCTAGTAAAGCCTACTACGACGGAAAACCCACAATGTCAGACGAAGACTTTGACCTTTTGGCCGAAGCTCATAAGTTTGAGGAACTGGGCGCTCCTGTTAGTGACCGCGTTAAGCATACATACCGAATGTTCTCCCTACAAAAGTATTATAAGGGCGAAGGTAAAAATCCTTTAGAGGGATACAGTAGTAATATTATTGAAACCCCTAAGTTGGATGGGGCGGCTATCTCAATCTTCTATAGTGAAGGTAAAGTTAAACAAGTTTTAACAAGAGGTGATGGCTTTGAAGGATTAGATATAACTAATAAGTTTATATTTAACCAGCCTGTACCCTATATGGTTAATAATATGGGAGAGTTCCAAGTTACTGGAGAGATTGTAGCTCCAAAAGAGATACCTAATGCTAGAAATTATGCGGCAGGTGCATTAAATCTAAAAGATACGCAAGAGTTTCTTAGTAGAGATTTAACTTTTATTGCATACAATGTTCAACCTAGTATGAGTGATTCTTTCTCTCAAGATATGTACCTATTAGAGTGCTTAGGTTTTAATGTAGTTACTAAACAAGACTGGAAAGAGTTTCCTACCGATGGTAAGGTATTCCGAGTGGATAACTATGAAGACTTTAAGAACTACGGAGAAACTTCTAAACACCCGAAAGGTGCCTATGCTTTCAAAGAGCGTAGTGCAGGAGTTCCAACAACGTTACTTGATGTAGTTTGGCAAACAGGAAAGTCGGGTAAAGTTACTCCGGTAGCTATTTTAGACCAAATAGAAATTGAAGGGGCTAAGATAACCCAGGCGACTTTGAATAACATTAAGTATATAGAGGACTTAGGGTTAGAGATAGGGTGTACCGTAACGGTAGAAAGAGCGGGAGGTATCATACCCCGAGTGATAAAAAGAATTTAATTATAACCTCAGGTAAAATAGTTCTTGACAAAATGGTAAAACTTAAGTATAATATACATATATAGAATGAAAAAACAAATTTATAAAATAATAACTCAACCAACTAAATGCCCCGCGTGTAACGCGGACTTAGTTAAAGTTAAAGACCAATTATTTTGTAGAAATGAAAGCTGTGAGGCACAGTCGTCTAAGAAGTTAGAACACTATGCGAAAGTTTTAAAGATTAAGGGTCTAGGCCCGAAGAGTATTGAAAAACTTGGTATCACAACTATAATAGACCTATACGATTTAACAGAAAGCACATTAGTAGATGTCCTTGGGAAAAACGGAGTAAAGATTTACTCCAACATCCAAGTCAGCAAGACTGCAGACCTAGCATCATTACTGCACGCTTTCTCTATAAATTTAGTAGGGTCTACAGCAGGTAAGAAATTATCTGCAGTTATATCCCACATTGAGCAATTTGATGAGGAGAAAGGAAAGCAAGCAGGGTTAGGACAGAAGACTATTGAATCTATCTTAGACTGGGTTGCTAAAGAGTATTTCGGCAAAGGCATCAACAAACTGCCTTTGAGTTTTAAATCTTCTGAACAAGAAAGTAGCCCAGTAGAAAGTAATGGGCTTAAGGTTTGCATAACAGGTAAGCTGGTTGACTTTAAGAACAGGACAGAAGCGGGCGAATATCTCAAGTCTAAAGGTTATATTATCGTATCGGGCGTAAGCAAGAATACAGATATACTAATAGATGAAGAGGGTAGACAATCAAGTAAACGAACAAAAGCCGAAAGTCTAAATATAGACATCACAACAATTAAACAACTTATAGGAGATTAAAGAATGGCAAATTCTATTCCAAAGTGGACAGACGAACGTACTGACACACTAACATCACTGGTTGGCGACACGTCACCAGTAACACAAGCTACAGTAACTAGTACTGCATTAACATTAGAGACTACTCCACGTAGTATTTCTTCTAAGTTACGCAAGATGGGTTACGAAGTAGAATTAGCTGCTAAAGCTAACACACGCGCATATACTGAAGCTCAGGAATCTGAGTTAGCAGATTTTGTTAATGACAATTCTGGTCGTTATACTTACGGCGAAATCGCTGCGATGGTATTTGATGGTGAGTTTAGCCCTAAGTCAATTCAAGGCAAGTTATTGTCTATGGAATTAACTGAAGCAGTTAAGCCAACAGTACGTGAAGCTGCTGCACGTACTTACTCAGACAGCGAAGAAGCTACTGTATTAGAAATGATCGGTAATGGTGACTTTGTTGAGGATATCGCGGATGCTTTAGGTAAAAGCATTAACTCTATCCGTGGAAAGGCTCTTAGTCTTTCTAGAACTCATGGCGTTTCTATGCCTAAGCAGCGTGAGTCACACGCTAAAGTGAAGACCGACGCTTTAGAAGCTCTTGGCAGTGTTTCTGACATGTCTGTTGAAGATATCGCTGATGCGATTGGCAAAACAGTACGTGGCGTTAAAACAATGTTGACACACCGTAGCATTTCTTGCTCTAACTATGATGGTGCGAAGAAAGCTGCTACTGCTGCTGCTAAGCGCGCTACTGCATAAGTAGTCCCGCTTAACAAACAGCTTTAAGGGACAGGTAGCAATACCCGTCCCTTTTTTATTCTCTGGAGAAAGGTATGAAAATAATTGTAGAGTACGAAGACATGGACAGCTTAGTCCCAGATGAGGTTGTAAGTCAAAATCTTGACTACTTCGGACCCGGAACTACTGTAAAAGTGGCTCCAACGTATAATACCGCTAATGCGTACATCTATTTTGGTATTCAAGGATTAATTACCCAAGAACAAATAGAGCTGTATCATGACGCAGGAGCTATGTATAAAAGTAAACTAGCAGTACTTAGGGAAGAAATTCTAGAAAAGCTAGAAATTGAACTGAATAGAGTTATTATTGATAATGAAGCTAAACTAGGATAACTTAATATGGCGGATATAGGAAGTATTGTCCTACACAAGCTCTTAGAAGAAAGGAGCCTTGATGCTTGGACACGGTTAAAAGCAGCGTTTTTTGGGTCTTCGCATACCTCTATATATAGTGCTATTAATAAGCATTATCTTAAGCATCAAGAAATTCCTGGTTTTGAGGACTTACTACTACTAACAAGGGATGGGCCTTTAAAACGGGCATTGAAAGCGTTAGAAGAGTTAGAAACTCCAGATGTAGACTTAGACCTTGCCATTGAGGCCTTGGTCAATGAGTTCTCACAGAACGAGGCGCTACTACAGATTGATAAGTTTGTAGATAGAGTTACAATGATGGATACAGACGAAGTAAAGGATGAGATTGCCCATATCCTTATGTATCTCGATGAAAAAACGCATACAAGTGAAAAGATTGCCACTATGTCGGACATGAACTTGTTTAATATTGAGGAAGCGGAACAGTTATTCCCTATGGGGCTTAATAACAAGTACGACTCTGCTTTAGGCGGGTGTGCTCCTCAAGAATTAGTACTCTTCGGAGGGTACCGAGGTTCTGGTAAATCAGTAGTAAGTACAAATCTTATGGTCAATCAATACTTAATGGGCAACTCAAGTGTGTACTTTAGTATTGAAATGAGAGCGCAAGAAGTGTTCTCTAGAACCATGAGTATACTAGCAGACGTGAATAACACAAACTTAATGAGAGGTCAAAGCTCACAAAGAGACATGATGACCCTAGCTCACCATCGAGCAGAAATGTTTGTGGATGCTCAAGACTTACTAGAGGATTATCTAGTACACAAAGACTTTGATAAGTTTGAGCAGAAGTTAAATCACGAGAAGCTACTAAAGCCCGATAACCAAATGGTTATTATTGATGACCAAAGATTGACTATTCCTAACATTGATTTACATTTACAGAACTTTAAAGCACAGTTTGGCGACAAATTAAAGCTGGTAGTTGTGGACTATGTAAACCAAATTGTTGCTGATGATATGTATAATTGGCAGACACAGCTTACATTAAGTAAAGAGTTAAAGAACTTAGCTAGAAAGCATAATGTTTGTATCGTGGCTCCATATCAGATCGACGCAACAGGCGAAGCTAGGTACTCTAAAGGTATTTTGGATGCGGCAGATAGAGCCTTTATCCTTAAACCTCAAGAGCATGAAACAGGGGTATTCAGTTTTGAAACAACAAAAATGAGAAATGGAACACCAATGAATTTCTCTAGTACTATTAGTTGGAATTCATTGAAGATTTCTCCAGTAGATGTACCGTTTACTGATAAAGAAATTGGTACCACTAAAAAGAAGCCCCCTAAGGCTAAAACTTTAAATAAAATGTCAGACGACTTATCCTATTAAATTATGAATGCAGAAGAAGTATTAAGTGATAAACATGTACAGTTCTCCAGCCAGGGCGGAGACCTTGTAGTAAAGTGTCTAAACCCCGAGCACGAGGACGGTACGCCTTCTATGCGTATTGATAAGATAACTGGAGCGTTCCATTGTTTTAGTTGTGGTTTTAAAGGTTCTATATTTAAACACTTCGGGTTAGTTAATGACCTAAAAGATGTCAGAATACAGAACGTCAAAAAGAAAATATCTAAGTTACTAGCAGCAGACATTTCGATGCCTATTGGAGCAGTACCTTTTATAGATTCTTATAGAGATATATCGGCAGAAACATTAATCCGATTTGAAGCCTTTACACATAAAGACTTCGAGCATAGGATAGTATTTCCTATACGAGATATTCTAGGCGAGATAATCATATTCATAGGTAGACACATGCACAGTAATGTTAACCCTAAGTATATGTTGACTCCGCCTAAAGTATCGCCCCCTTTATTCCCTAGTAAGCCGAAAATGTTACAAGGGTCAATAATTTTAGTTGAGGGCATATTTGATATGCTTAATCTACAGGATAAAGGGCTTCCTAATACTGTGTGTGCCTTTGGCACTCAAACACTTTTAAAGAGTTGGGAAGAGAAACTAGACCCTTTCAAATTACAAGGTCTAAATAAAGTATATATTTTATTTGACGGAGATACAGCGGGACAGACTGCAGCAAACAAACTAGAAAAAGAAATAAATAAAGAATATTTAACAGAAGTAATAACATTACCTGATGGGGTAGACCCAGGGGATCTATCTGAAGAAGATGTTATGGCACTAAGAGAGTTGGTTTATGAGAAAAATAATTCTTGACAAAAACCTAAAGTTTCTGTATAATATACATTATAAAATCGAAAAAGGAAATTAAAAATGAAAAAAGTAGCAATTATTGATAAAGCACCAGGAAGCACGAACTACGCAGCATATTTTGACTTTGAGTTTGAGAACTTACATATGTCAGATGTTAAGATTAAGAAGTTATTAAAGAAGGATATTACTTTAGAGGTAAACCTTGATGATTATGACTTTGTACTATTAGTAGGCTCTGAGGCTGCTAAGAATTATGCTAAGATTACTTCAGTTACTCAGTACCAAGGACAATTAGTGGATGGTAAATTTTTACCTATGATTAATCCTGCTATGCTGTCTTTTAAACCAGACGGTAAACCAGCATTTGCTCAAGCAGCTAAGAAGATTAATCAGCATGTAGCGGGTACTATCGCAGAGACTGTAGAAGGGGAGTACGAAGGTATTGAAGATGAGGATCGTGCTAAAGAGTATTGCCGTATGGTTTTAGAGATGACAGATATTGATACAATTGCTGTAGATACGGAAACTACCTCATTGTACCCTAGAGACGGTTACGTGCTAGGTATTTCACTATCTCATAAAGTAGACCAAGGTGTCTATATTTCCACAGACTGTATAGATGAAGAACTAGAGTCTCTGCTACAACAACTATTTATTAAGTACAATGTAGTTATGCATAATGCTAAGTTTGACTTACATATGCTTGAGTACCACTTTAACTTTAAGTTCCCCCGAATTGATGATACTATGATTATGCACTATAATCTTGATGAAACTCCGGGAACGCATGGACTAAAGGCCCTTGCTATGAAGTACTGTGAGAACTTAGGTGACTACGATAAAGCCTTAACAGAGTTTAGATCAGACTACTGTAAGACACATAAGATTAAGCAAATGGACTTTACATATGACTTAATCCCATTCGACATCTTATCTAAGTATGCAGCTATTGATACCGCAGCAACTATTGAACTATATTTTAAGTTCAAACCAATTATTGACAAGAGTCCTAAACTAAAGAAAGTTTACACAGACATTCTAATCCCGGGTATGCGTTTCCTTAAAGAAGTGGAAAATAATGGCGTACCTTTTGATATGGATAGACTTGTTAAAGGGCAGACTAAGATGTCCGCTCAAATTAAGGAGCTGCAAGATAACTTGTACTCTTACAAGGAGCTTCATACCTTCGAGGAAAACCAAGGTAAGTTATTTAACCCTAACTCTCCTATGCAACTAAGAGTACTACTTTTCGACATATTGGGTCTAACACCCGTGCCGGGAAAGAAGACCGGTACTGGAGCAATTAGTACAGATGCTGAAGTGTTGGAAATTCTGTCTAAGGAACACCCTCTACCAGAAGCCATATTAGGTATTCGTAGAGCTAGTAAGATTAAGAATACTTACTTAGATAAGATCATTCCTGCACTAGATGCCGATAAGCGACTAAGAACCGGATTTAATCTTACTTCTACAACTTCAGGTCGGCTGAGTTCAAGCGGTAAGCTTAACATGCAGCAATTACCTAGAGATAATAAGATTGTTAAGTCTTGTATTAAAGCACGCCCTGGGTATAAAATTGTATCGCAGGATTTAGCCACAGCAGAGATGTATGTAGCAGCAATCTTATCAGGAGACAAGGCTTTACAAGATGTATTTATTAGTGGTGGAGACTTCCACAGCTCAATGGCACATAGAATCTTTCAGCTACCTTGTGCAGTTGAAGAGGTAACAGAAAAATTTAAGAAAAAACGACAAGCCGCTAAAGCAATCTCCTTTGGTATTTTATACGGTTCTGGGCCTCAAAAGGTAGCAGAAACGGCAGGAGTTAGTTTAGATGAAGCTAAGGACGCTATTAAGGACTACTTTGAAACTTTCCACAGACTAAAAAGTTGGTTAGATGAGTCTCAACGAGCTATTAAACAGAATCAGTTTATCTACAGTATCTTAGGAAGAAAGCGTAGAGTTCCTAATGTTATCTCGACAGATAGAGCTGTAGTAGGGCATGAAGTACGTAGTGCGGTAAACTTTTTAATCCAATCAGTAGCTTCAGATGTAAACTTACTAGCAGGTATTGATATGCAAGAATACATCGAGGCTAGAGGTTTAGACGCTAAAATCTTTGGTCTAGTACATGACTCAGTTCTTGCTGAAGTACACGAAGATGACTTAAAAGAGTACTGTGATAAACTAAAGGAACTTACGCAACTAGACAGAGGTGTAAGTATCCCAGGTACTCCTATTGGTATTGATGTGGAGATTGGAGATGATTACTCATTTACAGACCCAGAGGAAGTTTGGGGATGATTGGCAAACCTCTAGAAAATATTAAGTATCCTGTATACCCTTTGAGAGGGTATACAAAAATAACTGATATTAATGGAGTGGTCAAGGTACACACGCACTACAATATTTATATTATAGATGATCGGAATTTGGAAGGCAAAACATTAGGTGAGCGCCGACTACGCTTGAAAAAGTTTAAATATTCGTTACCTACTAGCGTGGCTAATGCTAAGGACGTGATTATGAGCTCCAAAAAGGTTTTTATAGATGATGAAGGAGTTATCTTTAAATACGTCAAAACTAGAAAGGCGCGCTTAATTTATAAACAAATAGCAGAATTAGTAAGATTACCCTTTGAGACCACAAAGATTATAGTAAGAGGTATACACACCCCTTTCATTATGCATCAAGATATCCCTTTGGATTATGCGTATGCAGGTGTGCTACAATTTGATGGGGGTTATATCTTATATGAAGTATCAAAGAAAAAGAAACCCGACTCTTGGAGGAAAGTATGAATAAGGCAGTCCTTAGTAACCGAATATACCTTAATGTAAACGATGAATTAGTAGAAACACTAGAAAAGACTTTAACGTATGAGATTGAGCAAAAGACAGGAAACCCTTTAGACTCCAATGTACTAATAATTAGAAACGCTACTAGAATTAAATATGATTTATACTCTATCCCTAGTGGTAGAACTGACTTAATTCCAGAGGACTATGTATTAGTAGATAAGCAAGTAAAGATACCCGCAAATTTCCCCGAGTTTAGATTTGAACTTAGACCTTCTCAGCAAGAGATATTCGATAAAGTAACGGGCTCTTGCTTAATTAATGCTCCAGTTAGTTATGGAAAAACCTTTCTAGGGTTGGCTTTAGCTGCTAAGATGGGGTACAAGACATTAGTTATTGTACATACAATAGCATTAAGAGACCAGTGGGCTAAAGAAGTAGAAAAGTGCTTTGGTATTAAACCGGGCATCATTGGGTCGGGACAATTCAATTTAGACTCCCCAATCGTTTTAGGCAATATACAAACTATACGAAAGCGTGTACCTAAATTAATAGAAGAATTTGGCACAGTGTTGGTAGACGAGTGCCATCATACTCCCGCAGCAACTTTTACTGATGTATTAAATAAAATAAAGGCAACAGTGAAGATAGGGTTATCCGGGACTCTACAGAGAAAGGATAACAGACACGTTGTGTTAAAAGATTACTTCGGATTTGATTTACACCAACCTCCGGTTGAGAATTCAATGAAACCCGAAGTATATATACTAAAGACAGGTATATTCTTTAGTAGTAATAGAAATATGCCTTGGGCCTTGCGAGTAAATGATCTAGTTAAGAGAGATGATTACAAGCAATTAGTAGCGGATGTTGCACAAACCCAAGCTATAAAAGGGCACAAGGTACTAGTAGTAGGCGACAGAGTACAGTTCTTAGAAGCTATAGCTAAGCTTTGTGGGCCTAATGCAATGGTTATAACAGGTAAGACTGAGAATAGAGACGAAATGCTGAAATCTATTGATATAGACAAAGATATATTATGTGGTAGTATTAGTATCTTTTCAGAAGGCATTTCATTAAACTCTCTGTCTTGTTTGGTGCTAGCAACACCCATTAATAATGAACCTATGTTAACCCAACTTATAGGTAGAATTATCAGACTTAAGGAAGGTAAGATGACACCTGAAGTTATTGACTTGAATTTAAAGGGGTCTACAGCTAACAACCAGGCTACTGCACGAGCTGGGTTATACCTTAAATTAGGCTATAAAGTACACAACCTAACTTAAAAATATTACTTGACAAAAAGGTCAAACTTTGGTATAATAGTCGCATAAATGATAAAATATAACTGGAAAAAAGTTAAGCAATGCGCGGGTGGTAAGCCCAAGGTTGTGCTAGCTCTGATGTATTTAATAACAAGAGGTGTTGTACCCACTAAGTGGGGCAAGTACCTAAGGGATTTAAATCTAAAAGGAATACAGGGAGATAGTTTTATTTTGAACCCCGAAGAACTGTTAGAGTCTTTAGACTTTTATAGTGAAGCGGAAGTTATAATGTATATTCACTTAGCCAGTCTAAGAAACTATACAAGTTATCACTTAGAAGGTAATGCAAGTTTACCGCTCTTACATGCTGATATACATGAAAAATATATACAACAAAACGGACTACTAGAAATAGTAGGAAATAACATACAATTTAAATACGAGGAATAAAATACAATGGCAATTACATTTAAAAAAATCAACGGTAAAGCAAAGAAGGGTGGCGCAGAGCTGCTAACATTAGTAGATGGTGATAATACATTCAGAATGGTTGGCGACATCGTCGCTAGATACAATTACTGGGTGCCGGGTTCAGAAGGTAAAAACCTTCCTATGGAATGTGTAGGCTTTGACAGAGAGTCAGAGTCTTTCAAGAACTTAGAAAAAGACTGGGTTCGTCACTACTTCCCAGAGCTTAAATGTTCTTGGGCATACGCAGTTATGGCAATTGACCGTGCTGACGGTAAGCTAAAACTTCTAAACTTGAAAAAGAAAATGTTTGAGCAAATCCTAACTGTTGCAGAAGAGTTAGGTGACCCTACGGATACTAAGACGGGTTGGGATATTACAGTTAACCGTAAGAAAACTGGCCCGTTAGCGTTTAATGTAGAGTACACAGTTAAGCAGATGAAAATTAAGGCTGCAGCACTTAGTGCAGCTGATCTAGAACTAATTGCTGAATTGAAGCCTATTGATCAAATCGTAGTACGACCTACTTCAGATGAGCAAAAGACTTTCATTGAGAGTAATATCTTAGGCAATAAGGAAGAAGATACTTCTGCGGACGTAATGGAGGAGTTTGAATCTGCTGAGGATTTAGGCTAATAAGTTAAGACCTTAAAAGGGGACGTATTATTGCGTCCCTTTTTACTATAGGAGGAAAGTATGAAAGTATTATTCTCGGCAGACTGGCATATTAAATTGGGGCAGAAAAATGTACCAAGAGAATGGCAGAAAGACCGATTCCACTCAATGTTCAAAAAGATGCACGAACTAGAGAAAGACGTTGACTTAAACGTAGTGGGCGGTGACGTATTTGATAAAGTACCTAATCTAGAAGAATTAGAGTTATTCTTTGATTATGTGAAAGGCTGTACTATCGAAACCATTATATTTGATGGAAACCACGAAGCCACTAAGAAAGGACACACCTTTCTAACACAACTACAAACCGTAGTAAACGGGTTAAACCCTTTAGTAAAGGTTGTAACGAGTAGTTGTTCTATACATAATATGGATTTTATCCCGTACACAGAACTAAAGACCTTTAAGACTAAAGACTTTAGTAACAATATTTTATACACGCACGTTAGAGGGGAAATCCCTCCGCACGTGTCCCCAGAAATCGACTTAGATGTGTTAGAACACTGGGACAGGGTATTCGCGGGGGACCTACACGCACACTCAAATAGTCAGCGTAATATAGTATACCCAGGAAGCCCTTTGACTACGTCATTCCATAGAAAAGAAGTAAAAGCTGGAGTAATTATTTTAGATTCTGACACTACGGAGTATGAGTGGATTGACTTAGAGTTACCACAATTAATAAGGGTAACAGTTGATAAAGAAGAGGATATGGTAAAGACAGACTTTCACCATACCATTTATGAAGTCACAGGAGATTTATTATCACTAGCAGGACTAGACTTAGATAATGAATTACTAGACAAGAAAATTGTAAACAGAGATACAGAAGCAACCCTTCACCTAAAAGATATGTCTTTAGAAGAAGAGTTATTTGAGTACCTGCAGAACGTACAGAGTCTAGACATTGAAAAAATAGAAAGCATACTAGGAGTATTTAATGATTTATCTAAAGACGCTTAGATGGGATAACTGTTTCTCTTATGGAGAAGGGAACTCAATTAACTTTGACGACTCAACAGTTACTCAATTGATAGGCACAAATGGCACAGGTAAAAGTAGTATTCCTTTAATACTTGAAGAAGTACTGTACGGGAAGAACAATAAAGGAATAAAAAAGCAAGATATCCCAAATAGGCACTTAGAGAAAGGTTATCATATAGAACTAGAGTTTAACGTTGATAAAGATAAGTACGAAGTTACACTAAATAGAAAGTCTAGTATATCTTTAAAAGTATCTAAGAATGGTACTGATATTAGTAGTCATACTACTACAGGCACATATAAAACAATTGAAAACATATTAGGTTTAAACTATAAAACGTTTTCACAGTTATTCTATCAAAGTGCCTCTTCTAGCCTAGAGTTCCTAAAAGCTACGGACACTAATAGAAAGAAGTTTTTAATTGCTCTTTTAGGGTTAGATAAGTACATAGAATTATTTGAGTTATTTAAAACAAAGCATAAAGAGTATAACTCTTCTTTAGTAGGTATTGAAGCTAGTTGCTCCACTATTGAAAACTGGTTAGCAGAAAACGCTTTAGAAGATACAAAGCCTATGGAACTAAAAGAGGTGCCTGAAGATGCTTCTTCCGAGGTAGAGGAGTACGCGAAACTTAAAGGTGAGTTAGATAATGCTGAGCAAATTAACCGAGATATTAACAAAAACAATGAGTACATCAAGTTACTACAAAATGTTGATATTGACGAAGTAAGCAGACACGTGGACAAGCCGGAGTCCACGGACTCAGAGGTCCAAGAGAAAGGCTCCCTAACTTCAGCAACTAACAACAAGAAAGCATTAATTACTAAACTGTCTAAATTAGATGGACAATGCCCTACCTGTATGCAGTCTGTAGATGAAGAATTTATTACAGATTTAATAGATAGAGCAAATGCAGTAATTAATTCCAATGCTACTAGAATAGAAGAAATTGAAGATATAGTAACAAGTGCTAAGTCGGGCCTATTAGCTTATCGTAACCACCAGAAGGTAGTCGCAGACTTCGAAAACTTAAATAACTTAGTAGATAATACAAAAAGTAATAACTTAGTAGATAGGGAAAAAGTGCAAACTAAAATGCGTGTATTGAAGGAAACTATTCAAACAGTGCGTGCGGATATTAAGAAAGCAATAGCCCACAATGAAAAAGCAACTGCTTTCAATACTAAAATAGATGTGATTTTGGAACAAACTGCTGATTTTGAGGAAAAGCTACGTGTTAAGACTTCAGAACTTGATGAGTTAGTAGGTTTAGTAGCTATAGTAGATATACTAAAGAAGTCTTTTAGTACTAATGGTTTAATTGCTTATAAAATTGAGTCATTAGTTAAAGACCTAGAGGACGAAATAAATAAGTATCTAGCCGAATTATCTGCGGGAAGGTTTCAATTGAATTTCAATTTGAAAGGGGAGAAGTTGAATATTCAGATAATAGATGAAGGTAGAACAGTTGAGATCGAAGCTCTTTCTAGTGGGGAGTTTGGACGAGTGAACACAGCTACACTACTTGGGATAAGAAAGGTAATGAATATACTTTCTAAATCTAAACTTAATTTGCTTATCTTAGATGAGGTTATGGGAGTCCTAGATGACATGGGTAAAGAGAAATTAATTGAGATACTCCTAGAAGAAACAGAGATAAATACTTTCATTGTTTCGCATGAGTATACACACCCATTACTTAACAAAATCAATATAACTAAAGAGAATAATATTTCAAGGTTGGAGAATGGTTGATAGTAGGGCGAAAGGCAGAACGGCAGAGTATAAAGTTAGAGATTTACTAAGAAAACGAACAGGTTTAGAGAATTGGGAAAGAGTGCCTCTATCAGGGGCGGGACATATTAAAGGGGATGTTTATTTATCCAATTCTTTTAATTACTACTGTATAGAGGTAAAATCCTATAAGGATGACCAAATACACTCAAACCTATTAAACGATACAAACTCTCAATTAGAAAAGTTTTGGGAACAGGCGGATAGAGAGGCTAAAGAAATGAAGGCCGAACCTATCTTAGTATTTAAAAAGGATAGAGGTAAATGGTTAATAGCTACTGAAGTGGCTGAAATGATAACTCCAGAATTAATCTACCAGCCTACTGAAGAAATAACTTTACACATATATTTATTTGAAAGCTGGTTAGACACAAAAGACTCCAGTATATTTAAGAAGGAAAGATTATGAAATTTAAAGAATTAAAAGCTGTGCAAGAAAGAGACAACTTGTTAGTAGTAGACGGGCTTAACTTAGCCTTTAGGTATAAACATAGTGGCTCTACTAATTTTGCGGCAGACTACTTACGCTTAGTACAGTCGTTAGCTCAATCGTATAGTGCTAAAAAAGTTATTGTAACGTCGGATTGGGGTAAATCTAGTTACCGACTTGCAGTAGATGCTGAGTATAAAGGTAATAGAGATAAGTTAAGAGAGAAGCAAACTGATGAAGAAAGAGACGCGTTCACCGCGTTTATCCAAGAGTACGGCAGAACTTTAGACTTAGTGGGTGAAGTATTCCCCGTAGTTAAGTTTAAAGGTGTAGAGGCGGACGATATCGCTTCTTATATTGCAAGTAAGTTTGATGATAATGACCTAGAGCACTGTTGGTTGATTTCTTCAGATAAGGACTGGGACTTATTAGTAAATAACTTTATATCTCGTTTCTCTTATGTAACTAGAAAAGAGACTACAGTACAGAACTTTGAAGAAACCCACAACTGTTCTCCAGAAGAGTTTATTAGTATGAAATGTTTAATGGGGGATACGGGGGATAACGTTAAAGGTATTTCGGGTATAGGGGCTAAGCGTGCATATGCTTTAATTAGGGAATACGGCAGTGCTTTTGATATTTATGACCAAATGCCTTTACCTGGGAACTATGTATACGTAAAGAACTTAAACGCCTCAGAGGATTTAATTTTAGATAATTATAAACTAATGGACTTACTCACTTATTGTGAAGAAGCGATTGGAGAAGATAACGTTAAAGAGTTAGATGAATTATTGGAGAGATATGTTAATAACTAAAAGAAATGGGAAACAAGAGGAGATGGACCTAGATCGTATCCATCAAATGCTTGAGAATTGTAAGAAGGAAGACTTAGGTAGAGAATTAGACGTATCAGTATCAGATACAGCTTTGAGTGCACATATTAAGTTCGCGGATGGAATGAAAACCTCCGACATACAGCAAACCTTAATTAAGTCTGCAGCGGAAAAGATTTCTCCACAAACGCCAGACTACGCAATCTTCGCAGGTAGACTACTAGTAACAGAAATGCGTAAAGAGTGTTATGGCAGTTTCACTCCAGCACGCTTTATTGACTATATTCATGCTAACGTAGCCTGTGGACTGTATGACCCTAGTATTCTAGAACTATATAGTGAAGAAGAAATTGATATGTTAGAGTCTGTAATGGATTATGATAATGATTTTAATCGACCTTACAGTAGTATTGTTCAATTAGACAGTAAATACTTGATTAAAGATGCAAAGACAAACAGACGGCTAGAGATGATTCAAGAGACGTTTATGCTTATTGCAATGACTATATTCGCTCTCGAAGAGAACTGTATACCTTTAGTTATTGATATGTATAACGCTCTTAAAGATGATAAGATCAGTCTACCTACACCTATTATTAGTGGAGTTCGTACACAGTTAAAGATGTTTAGTTCTTGCTGTTTACTAAAGATGGGGGATACTACAGAGTCTATTTTAGCTTCTGAGTATGCACTATCCTTGATGACGGCAAATAGAGCAGGTATCGGGGTGGATATGGCCCCCGTGAGAGGCATCCTCGCGCCAGTTAAGAATAACACAGTAAAGCACACAGGTGCTCTACCTTTATTAAAATCAATTGAAGCTGCTAGTAAGCAGTTCACACAGAATAGTCTACGCTCTGGTGCAACAGTAGTTAATTACCCTATATTCAACTGGGAAATAATGGATATTCTTGAGTATAAGAATAATCAAGGTAGTAATACGAATAGGGCAAGGTTTATCGATTACTCGATAGGTTTGCCCGATTTGTTTATTAAACGAGTACTAGCTAAAAAAGATTGGACATTGTTTAGTTCCGAAGAAGTTCCTTTGTTACTAAGCACGTATGGGCAGCCAGAGTTATTTGACTCTGTATATAAGGAGTATGAGAAAGACTCTTCAATTAGAAAAGTGGTACTACCTGCTAATGAAATCTTTAATAAATTGATTAAGGAAAGAGTAGGTACAGGGCGTATATACATTCACTTCATTGATAACGTTAATCGTCAAGGTATGTTTGATGAGCAGATTACACAGACAAACTTATGTAGTGAAATCTTCTTACCAACGCGTGAGGTTAAGTTCGAGGGGTTATCCAAGGATGCCCCTTATATGGTGCTAGAAGA